GAGTAAACGAGGCGGCCGAAGATGAAACTAGACGCCACGCTGAACGAGTAGCAATGGATAGATATGAAAAGCATTATGGAACAATTCCAGAAGGTAGTATCATACTATCGACCCTAAGTCCTTGTAATGAGGACGATATGGATGAACGATACGGTGAAAGCTGTACCAATCTTGTCAACGACTCTGCTGTACGAAAAGTATATTGTGGTTATACCGATCCAACACAAACCAATGAGCATAACCAATATACCATCGAAGAAACTAATAATTCCGACATACAACGGTTCTGCAAAAAACTTGCAGATACTTTTTTAAAAAATAGTTGACATTGGTCGCGCAATATTATATACTATAGGACATAAGGAGATTTACTATGGGTAAGGCATTTGGAGAGCCCGAACGGGCCAAGATTAAACAGATCATTTCAGAGGGCGTAACGGTAATGGAAGAAATCAATACCTTACAAGAAGGACTGAGCGATACTATTAAAGCAGTAGCAGAAGAACTAGAGGTAAAACCGTCTGTAATCAAAAAAGCAATTCGCATTGCACAAAAAGATGCATGGGATCAAGTATTCCGTGAATTTGACGATTTAGAAACCATTGTTGATATTTCTGGTCATGCAACTCGGCGTCCCGAATAATTAATTTCGCCAAACAGGTTGCAATACAGTGTATATGTATCGTATACTTGTTCTAACTGTTTAATTACAGTCTAACAAAAAGGAAATATAATGAAACAACTCAGCAAAGCAACCAAGACTTACAAGTTACTTGAAGCTTTCAAACAAGGTGATGTCGTTACTCAAGCACAGGCTACAAAGCGGTTTGATATCAAGAACATTGCTGCCGAGGCAAGTCGCTTGCGTCACAACGGTCATGCTATCTATGCTAATAGTCATAAAGCTGGTAATGGTGTTCAGGTTACTGAATATCGTTTAGATCGTCCAACTCGAGAAATCGTAGCGTTGGGATATAAAGCTCGTGCTATGGGCATTTCTCTTTAATTTTTAAAAGAGATTTTAACACAAAACCCGCTTCCGGCGGGTTTTTTATTGACCGTTATAATCTCTATAACGCTTGCCGGAAATTTCTCCAGCAAATAATTTCTGCACATAAGCCAACCCCTTGCTCAAAGCATCTCTATCTTTAACCGCACGGGCTTGACTTGCATCTGTAGAGGCTTTGTCACGCTTGGGCGCTGAAATAGCATGTTGTGATTTTTCTACATAATGATTGATAAATTGATTGATAAAATCATCAGCTGAGCTAAATCTTTCTAGATCGCCTTTGCCAAACATGCCATTTAATTCACAACTACGAGCAAAACCCTTAACACCATTTACTAATCTTTCTACATTAACATTCATAGTATCTACACCCGGGTTTGACGATAGCAATGGATCAATCTTTGGGGCGGTGATACCTAAGACTTCTGCTTCGTGCATGAATATATCTAATATCCATCTCTTAATATCAGTACCAACTGTATGTAAGTCGTAACCTTTAAGAGTCTTGCCATAATTAGCTTTTTTACCGTCAACAGATTTATACTGAATACCCTTATGCTGTAAATTAACAGGAATTAATTCACTCATCGTAGCAAATATATTACCGTTTAATAAGCCCTTTAATCCGTGTTCTCCTGTAGCGCGATAACGACCCCATTCTGCAGTTTTTTCAGGATGTGGCATTATATCAACTTGAACTTTACTACCATCTGGTAATATAAACATAGGTTGGCTACCTTTGCTTTCTGCTTTGTCAATATAAGCTAGATTTGAACCTTGTATAAATTTAGATATTAATGCACCCCAACGACCTTGGACTTGTCCGCTGGTTAAGTTGTCGTATTCTGGTAAATCTGGGATTATTACTTGAAAATCCATATCTCCATAGATAGTATTTTCCGGATCATCTAATTCATGATACGCCGCAGATCCCGTGGGATGTCCTGGTTTAATCGGGCCTTGCCCTTGTTGTTTTAACCAAGGGTTAAAATCTTTTAAAAAATTAGTAACGGCGACGATGCCCTGTTTAACAATCTTGGCTTTAATTCCTGGATTATCCCCAGTTGTCCACCCGCCTTCAACAAGCAATTCTCTAATTTTCATGATGGAGTATTTATCCAAAACAGTTGCGTTAAATTATAATCACTGTTATACTTGTTCATGAATGAATTATTTAAACCTACATTATATTGGATCAAAGATGACTTTAAGTCTAACCGAGTTCGCTTTATTATTGAGTTGCTTGCTTGGGCTATTAGTATTGGTTGCGCTATCACTATGGCAGTCACGGTCCCCACTCCTCCGCTTCTTACTCTTTATCCTATTTGGATCGCTGGCTGTGCTATGTATGCTTGGGCTAGTTGGACTAGGAAATCTTTTGGCATGCTCGCTAACTATATATTGTTAGTAAGTATCGATTCTGTTGGTCTGATACGAATGTTGACTAAATAATTTTGAGAAAGGTTTGATCAGCCACAAATGATCACTTTGGTATGTGCAGGCCGCAAATTGCATAAGGAGATAAGCAATGAGTTATATCGATGCGTTATGGGATCGAGAGAAAGACATCATACAGGTTGTCGAACGCGATCCAAAAAAGGGTAGGATCTATCAAACTTATCCTGCTAGGTATTTGTTTTATTACCCGGACCAACGGGGCAAATATAAATCAATCTACGGCGAAAACCTTAGCAAGGTAAGTGCTAAGAGTTACAAAGAATTCCAAAAAGAACAAAGAATCCACAGCAGTCACAAACTTTACGAAAGTGACATCAATCCGGTTTTCCGTTGCCTTGAAGAAAACTATCTAGGTAAAGATTCTCCAAAACTAAATGTAGCGTTTTGGGATATTGAGGTAGACTTTGATCCAGAGCGTGGCTACGCAAGTCCAGACGATGCGTTCATGCCAATTACTGCCATTGCTGTACATTTGCAATGGATGGATACATTAGTATGTCTCGCAGTACCTCCAAAAACACTTACAATGGAACAGGCAGAAGAACAGGTTAAAGACTTTCCTAACACTATGTTATTTGAAACCGAATACGAGATGTTAGACTCATTCTTAGACCTTATACAAGATGCAGATATTTTAAGTGGATGGAACAGTGAGGGCTTTGACATGCCCTATACTGTGAACAGGGTTATTAAGGTACTAAGCAAAGAAGATACTCGAAGATTCTGTTTGTTTGGAGCGATGCCCAAAAAACGAGAGTATGAAAAATATGGGAAGCAGGCTGTTACTTATGACCTTGTTGGTCGTGTTCACCTAGACAGTCTCGAACTGTACCGCAAGTATACATATGAAGAACGACACACCTACCGATTGGACGCGATTGGAGAAATGGAAATAGGTGAGTCAAAAACAGTCTATGAAGGTACGCTAGATCAACTTTACAACAACGACTTTAAAAAGTTTATTGAATATAATAGACAAGACTGTGCATTGTTGGACAAGTTAGATAAGAAGTTAAAGTTTATTGATCTTGCTAATACTGTTGCTCACGAATGTACTGTGCTACTACAAACTACAATGGGTGCTGTAGCTGTTACTGAACAGGCTATTGTAAATGAGGCACACCATCGTGGCATGATTGTTCCAAGTCGGACCAAGCGTGAAGAAGGCGCAAGCAGTCAAGCGGCGGGGGCGTATGTTGCATATCCTAAAAAAGGATTGCACGACTACATTGGTTCGATGGACATCAATTCACTATATCCGTCTGTTATTCGTGCATTGAACATGGGTCCGGAAACTATTGTTGGACAGTTGCGACAAGAGTATACACAAACAGAAATTGATGCCAAGATAGCTAAGGGGTCTAGTTTTGCGGCTGCTTGGGAAGGCAAGTTTGGTAGTAACGAATACGAATTTGTTATGGCAAAAGATCGCACACACGACATTATTGTTGACTGGGAGAACGGGTCTACTGATGTTATGAGTGGGGCACAGATTTACGAAGTAATATTCGAAAGCCAAAAGCCTTGGATGCTAAGTGCTAACGGAACTATCTTTACCTACGAGAATGAAGGTATTATTCCCGGGTTGCTGAAACGATGGTATTCCGAGAGAAAAGAAATGCAGTCCAAATTAAAAGATGCTATTAAAGCGGAGAATAAAATTGAAGAAGAATATTGGGATAAGAGACAATTGGTTAAGAAAATTAATCTCAATAGCTTGTAC